GGGCATTATTCATCGCATTTTCAACGATTACGGTCATATGTCTGCAGCACAATTCATCGATGACTTGCAAAACGTTATTACTGAATATATGACAACAAGTTCATATAGTGTTGGTATTTCGGATTTAATTGCGAATAGACAAACCCAAGAAAGTATTTCAAAAGCGATTAGCGGTCAAAAACAGCAAGTGTATTCGCTTATTGACAAGCTACATCTTGGCATATTTGAAAATGGCACCGCAAATAGCAACTTGGTTGAATTTGAAACACAAGTCAACAACATTCTCAATAAGGCAACGGAACAAGCGGGTAAAATTGGTCGTAAATCGCTTGACAAAGATAATCGATTCCTTATGATTGTTGAATCGGGTGCGAAAGGTTCTCTCATCAATATTTCGCAGATGATTTCGTGTTTGGGTCAGACGAATGTTGAAGGTAAACGAATTCCATATGGATATACCGACCGTTCTCTACCCCATTTCAATAAATATGATGATACCCCTCTTGCACGTGGATTCATAGAAAACTCATATATTTCGGGTCTTACCGCACAAGAATTGTTCTTCCACGCAATGGGTGGTCGTATTGGTCTTATTGATACAGCGGTTAAGACTTCTCAGACTGGTTATATCCAAAGACGACTTATCAAAGGTCTTGAAGATCTCAAAGTTGAATATGATATGACTGTTCGCGATAACAAACACAAAATCGTTCAATTCAATTATGGCGATGACAATTTTGATTCTACCAAAGTTGAAAATCAAGTAGTTCCTATTGTTGAAATGACGATTAGTGATATTTATATGCTATTTGATATTATTGGTATTCACGACGAACGCAAAGGTATGAGTCAAGTATATACAAAGGGCACGATTACTCGTATGAAAAAACAACGCGAGGAAACAAAAAAGAAATGCAAGGAATTCATAGATGAATTTATTGAAATACGTGATTTATTGGTTACAAATATATTTAAAAATAGTAATGATATGGGTGTAAAATGTCCGGTCAGTTTCAGTAATATTGTAAATAACATTCAACAACAATTGAATTTGAACGGAAACAGTATTATTGATATTACTCCTCTTGAAGTGTTTGAACTTACAGAAGAATATTACAAAAAAATTACAACATTTACACCCTATTTACAAGAAAATCAACTCTTCCGATTCTTATACTTCTACAATCTCAATCCGAAGACACTACTCATCCAAAAGCGTTTCCATCGTGCTGGCATTCTACTACTTCTTGAAACAATATCGTTAAAATTCAAAGAAGCGATCGTCCATCCTGGTGAAATGGTGGGTGTGATTGCCGGACAATCTATTGGTGAACCGACTACACAGTTGACACTTAACACATTCCATCTTGCAGGTGTTGCGTCTAAGTCAAATGTCACCCGTGGTGTGCCACGTATTGAAGAGATTTTGAGATTAACTAAAAATCCCAAAAGTTCGTCTCTTACTGTTTACCTACACGAACACGATCAAACCGACCAGAAGAAGGCGACCAACTATAGTAATATGTTGAACCATACAAAACTCAACGATGTTGTCAAAAGCGTCCAAATATGCTTTGATGCTAATGATAACAATACAATCATAGACGACGATAATCACTTATTGGAACAATATAACGAATTTGAAAAATTATTCAATGAGTGTAATGAAGATGGGGAAAATGATGATGCATTCAACAATTCTAAATGGATTGTTCGTATTGAAATGAATCCCGAAGAGATGTTGGAAAGGAATATTAATATGGATGACATACACTTTGCTATATCAAACAGTTATGGTAACGATGTAAATTGTATTTATTCAGACTATAATATGGATAATCTTGTATTCAGAATTCGGGTAAATAGTAAATTCCTCGATAATAATAAAAGCTCTGACTCTGGTATTTTGGATCAATCCGACCATATCTATTTGTTGCGTGATTTCCAAGATAAGCTATTAAATAATGTTGTGCTAAGAGGTATCCCCAACATATCTAATGTGAATATCCGTAAAATTCAAAATTATATGGTTAAAAATGAAAATGGGTTTGACACAAATGATATCTGGGTTCTTGATAGTGCAGGAACGAATTTGATGGATGTTCTTGGACTGGATTTTATTGATAGTAAACGCACCATTAGTAATGACATCAAAGAAGTTTTCAACGTCCTTGGTTTGGAAGCTGCGCGACAAATGATACACGATGAATTTGCTGATGTTATGGAATTCAGTGGTGTATACATTAACTATCACCATCTTGGATTACTATGTGACCGAATGACTTTGACAAAGAATATGGTTTCTATCTTCCGTTCTGGTATTCTAGGTGATGATATTGGACCTATTTCCAAATCAACTTTTGAAGTGCATACAGAAGTATTACTGAACGCAAGTCGTCATGCTGAGTTCGATCATATGCGTGGCGTATCTGCTAATGTAATGTTGGGTCAAACTGGTCCTTATGGAACTGGTATGTGTAATATATTACTTGATATGAACGAGATGTCTAAACGTGATAATGATGATATTGTAAATACCAACAATAAGGCAGACATAGAAACTGCGTTTGGTATTAAGAAAACTGGAAAATGTGAAAATACATCCATTAAGAATACTATTTCATCTATGAATGTCAATACAAATGATTGTGGCGATGTGGATGATGGTTATGATATGGACTTCTAAATATGTGTTTATACAGACAATAAAACTATGTTATATTTTTATTGTTTTATAGTAGTGAAAGCTGTTTACCTTTCTTGATATAAAATTCTACCGCCAAATAATTCAACATCTTTGTTAGATGGATGTCGTCTTTGGAATAATCTCCACCCATTGTTTCTGTGGCGACTTTTAAATACCATTTGAAGTTGGGTGAGTCCATATCTTCATATTTGTATTTTTTTCCATCTTCCCAGTCTTCTAAACGATAATAGCTCTTATTGTCTATTGTAGATATTAACCGACGCATTTGTAGTTTTTCCTTGTCTTTTTCCCACGTACCGTCTTCTTTCTTGAAATACATGATTTGTCGTTTCACATCCGTGCAGTGAATAGGGCGTTCGTGAACTTCCAAACTTCCCAGAGACTTGTCAATAATATTCATCATCCCATTCAGGTATCCGTGGTTCCCGAAATAGAATAAATCTTCTTCCTCAATCTTAATTTGTTTCAAAAATGTTTGAAAATCAATAGCATCCTTACATTGGTTATTCAGAAAAAAATTCAGATTGAACTTGTTATTCGTTGTATTATTCGTTACCAATGACATATTTGAGATCTTATCAGTCAAATCCTGGATTTGTTGCTGGTGCTCTTTCTTCATATTTTCATCCCTCTTCCGCTGTGCTTCCTTCTGCTCTTCGTCGCGCACCAGTTGTTGTCGCTGCTGTTGTAGTAACAGGTCCTGTATTTCCTGGATAGTTTGCGTATCTTCCTTGACACTGCAAGAGCGTTTATGTTTATATAGGCCTTGTCGATGGGTATATTTCTTACCACATTTGCAATAGTATGCATTTTCGTAATCCATTGTAATCCTTTTATGTTTTATGGTGTTAATGTGTCTTTCGTAGTCACATTTGTAAAAGCATTTATAGTCACATTTTACACAAACAAATTTATACTCGTTTTTCTCGTTTTTTTTGTAATCCATTTTTACTAAAATATACAGACATTTTAAAAATGTCCAAAAAAAAATTACAATGCAACTCATATTTTTTTAAATATGCATTTTACTGCATTTCTTACGGAAAACACGATTTTGTAAACTACGAAAAAAAACTATTTTGCAAATTTCACTTTTGGACATTTTTAAAAATGTCCACTTTTGAAAATTTCGTTCCACTTTTTTTTCGAAGAAAAAATCCGAAAAACGTAAAATTTTGGTATTTACTGCATAGCACTGCATAAGCTAATTTTACAACATTACTGTAAGTTACTATAAATTATTATATTTATTAACTATTTAAAGTATCAATAATAACAATGCATATAAAACTATATAAATTTAAGTTATAACTATTTAAAAATGTCAGATATGCCTACTGGTATGCCTACCGGAATACCTACTGGAATACCTACTGGAATACCTACTGGAATACCTACAAGCCTTCCTACAATGATTCCTACATCCAACACAACAACCATATTTGATGATGATAAACTATTAAATACAAGTTACAATGACGATGACGATGTAGAACCATCCATAATCGCTGCAATAGTTCTAGGATCACTTGGTATTAGTTACATAATATATGTGAGTTATCAAATGTTTGGTTCAGAAATACACAAGAAGCTGCGAAGATGGTATCACAGAAAAAAACAGAATGACAACCTAGCACGTATAATGCCTGTGTAAATAGTTTATTCAATAATATAATAAACCTCCTATTATTGAACTATAGTGTGTAATTCGCAATAATGTCTTCAAATGAACTATGAATATACTTATCAATAATGATTTGATAATCATTAATATCAGATAGGAAATATTGGCCGTTTAGTAAAGAGAACTTATGCTTACTATCAATATTGTGAATGCGAACGATGAAGTATTTTTTGCTTGTATCGATATCATTACCAGACAATATAAAATTATTCTTTATTTGTAAATGCTTTATTGGAGTGTTATTGATAAACATTACAGGTATATTAATATTGTTTGCAAATACAATAAAATCCAGGAGACTAAGATAATAATCTTTATTGTCATATATCATTGAAAAGTGACTCAAAGAACCTTTTTTGATAGAATCAATAAGCGGTTTTTTCGACTCGTTAGTAAGAATATCATTAATCGCGACGTTGTATTTTTCAAGATATTTCTTATATTCCAACCATATTTTATTCTTGACTTCATTTACTTGTATGTCTTCGGAGAAATACATTTTGTATATGTGTTGACAAATGTAATAAGAACAATCCTGAATATTGCCAAACAATATTTCACCTGTTGATGGTAAAAGGGTGTTCCATTTAAGACTCGGGGAACCTAACAATTGATTACTATACTTCTCAATACAACTATTTATATTTACATCATCAAGTGTCTCTATATTGACACTTGTTCTAATAATCTGATTAGTATAATTCTGTGTAATTTCAGGAATAGCATTATCAAACACATTTTGAGTAATATACGCGGTTTCTGCTTGTGTTACAATATCATTTTTAGTTTTTAATATATTTTGGATAAGTGTAGAAGGAATAATAATTTCATTCTTATTGACGTTGTAGAATGTATCAGGAATATAAACTGCTAACTTATTGCTGAAAAAATAATCCTGAATATTTTTGTTATAGATAATATCATATGAAATCTTTTCGATATACAAATCTCTATTTTTGATACTATTGTCATTTAGATTTTTACTGGGAATCAACAACTTATTTATACCATTTTGTGATTTTGAGGAACAATATTGTTTATCTTGACTATCAACACAATTTGTAATTGTATCCAATTGGTGTAATACATTATCATCATATTCTACAAAGTCAATAAAATCTTCTATAATTTTTGTAATAATCATATTCATTTTTTCCAATTTATATTTGAATAATATTGTGGAATCCTGTATGAAATCTTTCATCTTGTCTAATATTTTTTTATTGGATGGGTAGATCAAAATATTACGAATGATATTTTTGAATGCATTATAGAAGTCATTTTCTAATCGTATATTATTAACATATTTAATACGTTCACTATTACTTTTCGATTCACTTGTTAATACTTTGTCGGCAAGAATGAAATTTGTATCCTTAATCGTTTTTAGATCGTTATTTTGATCGACATCATCTATTGGTGGAACAATTTGAACGAATTGATTTGTTTGTGTAATAATACCTATAATTTTTCCATCTTGTGCTACGTTATTGTGTGGAGAACATAATATTTTCTTCGTCTTCTGTGAAATTCCTTTTAATCTCTTAATGGTAGTTTCATAATCGTTCCAATAAATATTATCCATCGTAGATATAGTATAACCTTTCATAATGGATGATGGAAAGCTTGGAATAAAGATAGTTGTTTTCATGTCTTCATTTTCTTTTACTTCAACACCAATGACTTTACTTTGATAATTAATGACTTGGTTCACAATAATGTATTGGTGTTGTTTTAATATATTAACAATGCGTGAAGCATCAATATTTTCAACGAATTCAGTTAGCGCTTTTGGAATACTCTTCTTCGGTTTGCATACAGATAATGTGTGGTTCACAATTGTCTTCATTATTATAGAAATATGATTATTTGAGTCTAGCCTGAAAAATGTTTTGATTGACGGTTCAAAACCTGATTTCGTTTCAACATTACATATAAGTTCATAATACATTCCGTTTTTAATCATGAAAATACTATTCCATTTTGAGTTATAAATATGATTTGAATATGCATTTGTAGGACATAAGAAGTTCACATTGTTTGTAATGTCATCATCGGACATTTCCATAATAATAAGATTAAATGGCTGTCCTAATATTGGATTATCATCATCAGTAATAATATCCCATAAATAAGTATGGTCGACGTGTGTTTTGCTTGATTTGATATAGTTTTTATAATTATGATACGAAGAAATACATTTTTCTAAGAATAAATAATCTGTTTCCTTAGTAAGGTCAAGAGAATTATACAAAATACTGTATTTATATTCATGGATATCTACATTTGAAATTTTATTAGAATGGAATATGGAAATAAGAGAACCGTTGTTGTATTGAATGAACTTATCAATTGTAAGTAGGTTTGTAAATGTATCAATAAAGCTTTCCATAGTGACTTTGAATTTTATGTTTTTGAAATCTTTGTATACTTGTAGTAAACAAGCCAAGAATGATTTATGGATACTATTGTCTGAACCAAGACGAAGTAATGTAGACGTATTTGGTTTCAAATTATGAGGATTACTACTCTTCACACTATTATAATCAATATCCAATATTTTTTCAAATGATGGGTGAAGATAACCTAGACGATTTTCGGGAATAGGTGAAGTATTAAAATCTATGATATATGTATTATGTTTGTCGGACTTTATGAAATCCTTAATTCCCTTTTTCATAGATTTGGGCTTAGCACTAGTAGTGCATTCTTGAATGCGCTCTTGTTGTGCTTTTGATTTCCAAGAATTACCAAAACAGCACGGGATACATTTTCCATCTGGATGTGTTTTGTTCTTTAAAAAACTAGGGTTCGCAAAACTATATTTATTTTTGTCATCCAAGTGGACCCGGTCATCGTAAAATTCATATACATAATGTCCTTTGGGTATGGTTGATGCCTTTTTTGGTATAACTTTACCACACATACCAGACTTCATTTGTTCTTCAGTAATACTTGTATTTGTTAAGAAACACCAATATCTGGGGCAAATATAATGAAATTTGTTATTTGGATCTGAACCATATTCCACGGATTGATCGTATGAACCTTTATAATTCTTGTCAATTTCTTTCTTTTCTTCGTCAGTTAAAAGGATTGGTTGGCGACTCATTGTAGAAGGACAAATGCGAGAATATGCATCAAATTTGCCTTGTTTCTTCGTCAAGAATAATGTTGGTTCTTTTTCCTTTAATTTTTTGAAGAATATATTTGGACGTGTAATAGACTTACCGTCAAGTAGGTGTCCTTTTTCCAATAGGTTTTCATTATTGCCGCCATCCATTTCATCTTCGTCACTATCTTCTTCATCATCATCGTCTTCTTCGCTATCTTCTTCGTCATCGTCATCGTTATCAAATAATAATTCATCGTCACTATCATCATCTTTGATATCATCCTTTTCTACAAAATTCAAAGGTTGGATAATATCTTGTTGAATTTCCTGTGTGCTAATCATAGTATCTAGATGTGACAAGTCTTCAACTACTTTTTGTTTACACGCATTATCAATAATATTATTTGACATACCAATATTTTCCTTTGATAATAACACCATAAACAAACTATCTGTGTATTTGTTTATAAATTCAACATATTCAATGTTATTGATATTTGAAACTTCAAATGATAATTTATGTTCTATCAAATTGTAATTTATTACACAACTGAAACCCGGACTTTCAGCAATATTAATTGTCTTTGTGAATTTATTATTAATGCGTGTAAAACTTGAAAAAAATTGTGATACTTTTTCCATCGCTTCCTTACTAGACATATTGAAATTGCTTTTTAACATTTCAACAACATTAGATTCATTATTCGTTTCTTCGTATACGTCGTTAATCAGTTTATTAATAGCATCCATTTTCTTGTAATTTTCAACGCGCTTATACATGAGCTTGATAGGTTGTTTATCACTTGTAATATCAAATACAGAACCGACAAGTGGTTTACACTTGGATAATTTGATGTTCTCAAATGTTGATACTATTTTATGATAATCAATATTGATGATATTGATATCTTTACTAAGAATGTTCTCAAAAAATGCGATGTTAATATTATATTGTAATAATATTTCATTCAACATTTTGACTAATGGATACGTGATTTGTTTTATTTCTTTCTCGCTTTCTTCAATTGACTGTATTGAATTCCAATCGATGGTGTATTTAATCAATCCTGAGTTATACAAATCCGCAACAACAGAACCTTTTTTATTGTTCAATAAAAATGAAATGGTATTATTATGATGTTTTTTGTTAGAATAGTTAGTAATGGTGTTTTTGGAGAGCAACGGTTCAGATTTTCCGCTTTTCTGTGAAATCAATGTATATATACGCAAAAGTTTATCGCTACTAGACGAAAATGTATATTTCATAATAGGTATTTCGTTAGAAACGTGTAAAATTTTGAATATAGAATGAATGGGTAGATTAAGCTCTTGATAAGGAAGAAGTTCAAACACCATTTTTTTATGCCCTATACTTATATAATCCAAATCCTTCTTTTTATTATCCTGTATTTGGTGTAATAAATGTATGTTATTGTAATACTCAAATGATGAAGGTTTGAGAATATCCTTATTTACCTTCAATAATAATGATCGCTGTTTCAATAAATCATCACTATTTTTGATTTCTTTACGATATAATTGAGGATAGTAATTTTTTATGAAATATTCTTCATTTAACTTATTATCAACAGCATAACTACAAATTTGTTCGGCAAAGCAACAATGAATAATATCAGGAGAACCAAAATTAAGTAAAACTTTATTATCCATAGACACAAGTAGATTACTGCTAGTTGATTTGTAAATTTCTTCATCGGTTTGTAATACATCAAATGGATTTGCGGAGAACGTGTAATCGGTAAATTGTGTAAATTCCATACCAACAGGATTGAAAAACATGCATTCATTTACTTCCAACGCATTTACGTTGTGTTCGTTATAAATATCATGGGCTTCTTCGCCATTTTTTATTGGTATTTGGCAATTCATTCGTATTTGCGCGAACGTGTTTTTATATAGAACAAGTTTTCCGTTATGTGTGATTTCATTGTAAAACCCCGTTGCACCAAAATTCACAACAGAACCCGAATGAAGATATATTTCATCATATCCATAAGTGGTTTCGCTGAATTCTTTCAAAATCTTTTTTTTGATACTTCTAATATTATCATCATTATAGATATACATTTCAGATTGTATAATAGACGATTAT